TTCTCTAGCCAGTATCAAGGAGGCAGTTGCGTCACCGCCGCGTTCAGCAGCAATCTTAAAAATCATAGCCAACGAGATAATCTCATCTCTAGCAGATTTCTTGACTTTGAGGTGTGGTGCATCACGGGGCGGTTGTTCCACCCCCTCTGGCTTGGTGAAAGAGACCTTACGCTTCCCCGTCTTGGTCTGCCCCTTATCTACGGTCTCCACGATAGAGCCAACAGTAGCCCACCAAGGTGATTCAGAAGTACCGTTAGCAAAAACGGTATCTGGCGAACCTTCTAATACAACTGCGAACGGGTACATCGTCCCGTACTTGGATTCCCATGGATCTGAGAATCGTTCAAATGATTTTATGGTGTCCATACCTACTAGAAAGCCATAGATTCAGGCTCTGTCAAGTCCCAATCTGACATTTTTTCATTTTTTTCTAATTTTTCTAGATTTTGGATCTCAGTGTGAAACATCCTTCGGCTCTTTTGATACCAAAGATCCCTATAAACGAGGACACCAGAGTTCCGCTGCTTGGACACGTAGAACTTACCGTCAGGTCCATCTACCTGTTCTCCAGCCTCTAGCCGCTTCTCCTTGTCTACGTTCCGCCAGACCAGCACAACGGAGTGAGATGAGGCAACGATTTCCTGCCCTCCCAGAACGTGCTCGTTTTCTGGCATCATCGAGGATGAGGCCTTCTTCGCATCGCAGTGCGCAATCAAAATAACCGTGACTCGGTTATCTAAGGCGAATTTAGCAGCTTGCTTGGCGATCCTCGCCTGACCGTTCCAATCGTCCTTAGCAGTTAGGTGCATTAATGCGTCTATCACGAATATATCGCACCCGTACCTGCGATTAGCGTACAGGAAATCATCTTTTATGCTCTCCCAGGAGTTATCTACGCCCTCCTCGGATTCCACGAACCACAGTTTGTCTGCTAGTATACTGACCTCATCTTCAATTTTGTCAGGATCTGGGCATTTGCCGTTCTGCATCCACAGCATCTGCATCAGCATCGACGAACTAGGAATTTCGAAGGACGCAATACATCCCCTGCGACCGTTAGCTGCCATTTCGTGCAAAAGCATCTGGTACATCAACTGGCTCTTGCCGTGTCCTGCGTACCCACCTAGCGTGACTAGTTCGCCCTCACGCAATCTGAACGGTAGTTCTGGCCACATGAACGGATTGTGTGCTTTTTCGGACTCGTATCGGTGTATTTCATCCGCAACGTCGGCTCCTAGGCTTGCTGCTGTACGTAACGTAGGAGGATCGTTGGACTCCGCAGCTTTTACTAGAGCAGGAGCATCGGCAGGATGTTTACGCAGTAAATCATTAGCATCGTTCACGTCGCTTGGGTACTGCACGGTTCTACACCGCTGCAAACCGAGGCGTTTAGCTATCTCCTTTGCCGCCCTCTGCCCAGCTTCGTCGTTATCCATCGAGATGTATATGTTCTCGAAACGGGACAGTGCTTCGTAATCGTTATCAATCCATCCTAGGTTCGATACTCCACTAGGCACAGACAGACACGGCATCCCTACATCCATCTGATCCCAGGACATTGCGTCTATCTCCCCCTCAGCGATCAATATGCTCCTATCGTTGTCCTGCACGTTGTCCCACCCCCAGAGAGTATGCCATGCCTTTGTGCTCCAGATGTCCTTTTTCCCGTTGTTCCGCAGGACGCCTGTGCTTTTCAGCATCACGTAGTTCCCATCGGCATCGTGGAACCTAGCAGCCCAGAAATCCTCGTTCACGGTACTGTACCGCTTATGTGATCGGATTCCGTACTTTTGTAGTACAGCCTCGGATAGCCCTCTATCTTGCGACAAGTACTTCATCGCCTCCGTTCCGCGCATCGGTCCTAGAGCAGTGCTGCTGTCTTTAACCACAGCAGGACGCTCGACCACTATTGCTGGTTTCAGATCATGCAGACCGCAGATACGCCTAGCCTCCACGAACGCCTCCTTCCAGTTCAGGTGCTTCCTGGCTATCAGGGACAGTATAGGTATACACTCGCCTGTAGCTGAGTCCTTTGCCAGATACACGCCTCCCTTCGCTCGGAAAACTCCGCAAGAGGAACCTTTGTTCCCGTCGAGATCGCCCATCTCGTAGTTATTCCCACGCTTTTTGGCATCAGGGAAATATTTCTGCATCACGGTATCAATTTGACCCGATAACGCTACGTTTACTTCTTGTGGTGTACTCATAATTATATTTTTCTGATATGCAGAGGCTCATTTTCCTCTCTTACATCCTCCTTATACATTGATTTCTTACGATTTTCTCGAATAGCTTCTATCATCAATGCAGAAGCTATATTTTTTTCGTCCTCTTTTCGTGCCTTGACCGCATCGAAATAGTACGTGTCTACGAGCTTTTTTTCGCAAAGAGCCTCCCATCCACCTTCGATGTACGTGTCAGCGTGAGTGTAATTCGGCCATATCATGCCGCCACTTCCTTGGAAGCTATCTAGGACGATAGTCCTACCTGACCTCCCCCTGACCTCGACTTTGTAATCGGAGTACTGAAGCTCCTTAACGCGGATAACCTGACCCACATTCGGGATGTCTGCGTCTTCTCTACGGAATGTGACTACTGATCCTACGTCTAGCATGACCACTCCTCCTCTAATACGCAGACACCGCTATTTTGCCGCCTACCTATTTGTTTTATCTTGTTAGCTTTTTTTAGTTCACTGAACCGACCGCTGAGATTATTCATTCCAACGCCCAGTTCATTAGCCAACTCCCTACAACTTAAACCCAATGACCCAGATTCTTTGATTGCCTCATAAACCCTGCGTCTATCAGTAAAAATCTTTCCTGATTTTGTAGCCCGTTCAAAGGCTATTTCGCTTTGTGTGTTGCCGCCATGCCTGTTCCGTGTTATATCCGTATTCATAATTCTATCGTGTTCTGATTAGCGTAATATTCTTCCATTTCTTCAGCGGTTGCCCGTTGCTTGGCTTCGATCTCCTCCCACCAGAGAGCGGCCTCGAATCTGAGTTGATCATCTGGCTTTAAGCAGACCATTGTCTGCTTGAGCATTTCACTTACTGTAGGATTTTCGGCTCCTACTGCCTCTTTGGTGTTTTTATCCATGACCTGCACCCTGCGGACTTACGCTATGCTGTCAAGGACTTACGCGAACTTTACAGTTATTTAACTGATTAGCGGGAAAACTTAAGTGAAATTCTTACGGATTTACGTCCCCCGACGGGGAACTTAACCTTTACCTTGGATTAACCTTCACGTTCAACTAACTTTTTTAACTTAAAAACTAATCATTTTAGGTACTAAAACACATAGGGTACTAGTACTATTTAGTTATACTTTAGTTATAGGTTAGTTATATGTGCACCATTTGATGCACTACAGTACATCATTTGATGCACTACAGTGCACCACTTGGTGTTTCTTGGGAATCGCTAAATCCTCCAGCATTCGGTATTGATTTTCGGTCGAGAGGGACTCGTTCCGAATAGTTAGAGGAACAGCTCGATGTATTAGGGTGAGGATCACCTCCGTAAAGCCCCCTAGAAAGATTCGCCCTGAACGCCAAAAAGTTCTCGTTGTATTCAGCGTCCTCCAGCGCATCAAGATGTCTTTGTCTGCGGTTAGTAACAGTGTTCGGGGTCACGTGCATTGAATCCGCGATGAACCTACATGACAATTTCCTCTCAATCAATAGCTCCTGAACAATTTGTTTCATCATGCACTCTTGTGGCACGTGGCTCCTGGACGTCATTACGCTTTTATCTACTCCCCAGAGTAAATACGCCTGCCTGAACGCCTCCTTAACAATCTCTCTGTCCTTCTTCGACGGCTCTCCATGTTTCCAAATCATAATTATTTTACGTTGTCTCCTATGTGTAATTTCCTGTAGTTATGTGATCCTATTTTTGTGAGGTACTTCTTCTCGATGAGGAACGATATTCTGTTTTGTACGCTCCCTGGATTTTTTAGACCTATGAGTTCTGCTATCGAACGGTTGCTTGCAAAGCACCCATCCTCTCCACTGAATCCTTGTACGTAGGCAATAATCAGCTTGTCGATCTGCCTTAGTTTTGGATCTTGCAGTATTTGGGACGAGATCCATATCCCTCGTGATGGCGACATCCCTATCTCTGGCCAAGATTTTATACTGCTGTCAACAACAAAAATACCTGCGTCTTAAAAAACACTGATTTCAAGACGTTTTTATTTTGGGACAAAAAAGTACTTGTTTTTGTCCTAAAGCTTGTTCCTTACCGCCGATAAGGACCCCCTCTTATGGGCGGCTTGACAATGGGTAGCCTAAAAGTCACTTAGGCTACCCGTAAACCTCTCTGAAATTAGACCAAGTTTAAGACTTCTCTTTTACGATTTACAGTTGACACGCTCATAACGAGCATTCTTATTCAGAAAATGAAAACTAAATACAGAGAGAAATTTGCTTTATCGGATGAAAGTGCTCCGTTGTTTCATGCGAAGGAGATTGGTGACGTTTTTAGGTCGATCAATAAGTCTCATAAGAAATTAGGGCTAAGGCGATCCTGGTCAAGACCTGGAGCCAAAAAGCCTCCAACATTCATGGTTGGCGGAAAAGACATTAGGCTGTAGGGGATTTAGGCTTAGGCTTTTGGCTTATTGTCTATTAGGCTTTTTGCCTATTAACATACAGAGATCAATCCCTGGGGATGTACGCCCTGGTTCTTGCACGGGGAGAATTCGTCGGAGAGTTCCAGGCTAAGTCGTTCCGATTCCGACGTTGCCGTCATTTTTTCTTGGATACGTCCTAGAACAGGTCATGTATCCAATGTTCTAGTACGTCCTAGTTCTTGAAGCGGTGAAATAAAACCGATCCGAAAGTCGTAAGAAATCCACATTTTGGATACAGAATCTCCGTTTTCGGTGGACTACAACCGTAGGAATTAGAATTGTAAAAAAGATGTCTAATTTGAACTATTTTTGAGACTCGATCTCAGTTCAGAAGCCATGAGGTGAGCTGTGCGTGGCGATCTAGTACATGAACTAGATCATATGACCCTTTAAACAAAGACGCCATACAGAGCCTCTCAGAGCCTCTCAGACGTATTCCTGGATTCCCTCCTAGGGTACAGACACGCTAGGAGGCCACCAGACCGTGCCCTGTATCCGCAATCTCAATACGAATCCTGGGATGCGTTCTGAGTTAAATCGAATTACAGAGCCTCTCATGCCCTGTATCCGTAATCGCAATACGAAGGCAGTACACACAAAAAAGCCCATCGACCGAAGCCGATGAGCTGTATTCAGAATCTGGATGATTTACGCCATCAGTTTGTCAGCGATCAGCCTAGCAAGTTGTATTGGGTTTTCACTTACGACAATAGATCTGAACCATCTCTTCATGGATTGCGCGTAGTCCATTGACTTCGACTTATCGCGCAAGCAGCATCCTATCAAATCCACCTTACCTCTGAACTTCCCGAAATCGGTTGTGTCATCTGTAATAGCTGCATCAGTAAAAACGA